CAGATAAAATCTTTCCTCCCAGGCGCGTAGCTCAGCTGGTTAGAGCACCACCTTGACATGGTGGGGGTCGTTGGTTCGAGTCCAATCGCGCCTACCAATTTCCCTAGGTTTTTCAGCCACTTAATCAAGCCAAAGCAACCTTCCCCTCCCCTGCTCCCGTTCCGTTGTGACGTAAATGTGACGCGCTAGCCGTGCGTCCCAGTGTGCTGCGCATTGTTTACCACCAGCGCCAGCGCCGGCTTTTCCACCCAGGCCCTCAGGTGTTCGGCCGACAGATGGGCATACCGCTGCACCATCGCAACCGAAGCCCAGCCGCCCAGCTCCTGGAGCACGTTCAGGGGCGTACCCCTCTGCACGTGCCAGCTCGCCCACGTGTGGCGCAGGTCATGCCAGCAGAAGTCGACCAGCCCAGCCCTTTCCACTGCTGCCCGATATGCCTTCGTGCTCGTCTGATGGACGGGCCGGCCGGCCTTCGGAAAAACCCACGTCGGATGTTTGCCGAGCTGGGCCTCGAGGACCGCCGCGGCTGTGTCAGTCAATGGCACAGCAAGCGCCTTGCCGCTCTTCGCTTTTCCGGCCGGTATCCAGGCCGTCTTCCTGGCCAGGTCTACCTGCCACCACTCCAGGTGCGTCACGTTCGCCCGCCGTAGTCCCGTCTCCAGGCTGAACTGCGCCATGGCCGCCAGGTGCGCCGGCAGTTCCGCGATAAGAGAATCCGCCTCTTCCCGCGTTATCCACCGGATCCGGCTCACGGCTCCTTTCAGCGCCTTCACCTTCGGAATGCGATCGATCCATTCCCACTCATCACGCGCCTTGGTAAGCACCGCGCGCAAGGTGGTCAGGAAGCGATTGACCGTATCCACTCCGGGCTTGCATTCGCGCTTCTGCCCGCTTTCATAGATCCGCACGTAGGGCTTCATGCGTTCTTTGGTGATAGCCTGGATCAAGTCCTTGCCGATCTCATCCAGGTACTTGTCGCCAAGCCATGGATCGAGCCACCGCAGCGCATCACGGTCGTTCTTCACCGACGCTTTGCCATCGATCTCTGCTTCCGAAACGAACCGCACGACGGTTTCCCGCCAGGTGTAGCGCGGCCGGGTGCCGAGGCGCTGTTGTTCCCAAAGCTGAGATTTCAGGCGGTCGTGGTATTCCTGGGCTTTCCTTTTGTCGGTAGTCCCAGTGCTTTCGCGTACTCGTCGTCCGGTGGGCGGCGTGATATCGATCCACCAGTGCGACGATCCTTCACGTCTATAGATAGCCATCGTTTTTCCTCCTTGTAGCTGCTATCGCTTGACGCTCGCCGCGTGTAGTGTGATCGCAGATACTCGACCAAGTCAACTTCCAGGAATACCCAGCACTTCCCCGGCTTTGCGCCGGGTATGTCGCCCTGCTGGGCCTTGCGTAAAAGCGTGATGGGATGCATATGCAGGAAGGCGGCCGCGTCCTTCAAATCGAGGGTTTTCACCGCTTCCTTCCCATCATCCGTTTGTGCGCATACATGCTGGCCACGATGCCGAAGGGCCCGCCGAGAAGATACGCGGAGATCTCCAGGAGAGAATTGGTATCCGGCACCAGCTTTAGGATTACCAGATTCCCGGTATCCAGCACGAAACTGGTCAGGAATGCCGCCTTATGATGGCCATTGTTCACATTCAGCGATTGAAAGCCCAGGGCGAAGACCATGATGAAAGTGGCCGCGAAGATCAGGAGGGCGGTCAAAGCTGGCGCTCCAATTCGGCGCGGAGATTATCTGCCGCATCCCAAAATTCCGTATCTAATACATTACGCATTACTGCGTCGTTTACCACAGCGTTTAGTAACCTATCTGCCGCCTTTCGCAGCTCGTCGGCGGATTGGGGGCTGGGGTAGAGTTTCCGGCGCAGCGGATTGCTGCCTCCTGGGTTCCAGGTTTTAAATGATTCTTCTGGTATATCAATCCACTTAACCCCATCGTAGCTCATCTGACAGATCGGCTCATCCTCCTGCGCTGGCGGTGTCACTGCTCCGGCCTGCGCCAGATAGCCATGTAGCGCCTTCACATCCCGGTCGCTCAGATGCGTTTCCAGTTGCAGCACGGGGACTGGCGGTGTCGGGGCTACGGCGACTATCGCGTGGTGAATCCGCTTTATCGTGTGCCATGGCACATCAATTTTACGGATATACTCATTTCCCGCCTCGTCCCACTCAGTGATGGATACCTGAAACTCTCCCATCAACGCAGCCTTCATGCCGTTTTCAGCCGTTAGCTCAGCCGGCACGAGTCGCCACCCTTTCACGTTACTTGAGCTCATGGATAACCTCCTCTCCCAGATTTCCGAAATGGTGCCGGCGGTGGAGCGCGTCGTATTTTTCGATGATCTTCCGGGTTTTCTCCAGGTATTCCACCCGCGCCTCTTCCAGTTCTGCTTGCTTCGCTAGGCGCCAGGTATGTTTCGTCTGAAGGAATTTTTGGTGTTCGCTGATCATTTCATGCCCCTGCCTCGTTGCCCTGCCAAGCCGTCACGAAGCTGATGAGCAACTGGGTTTGCGCTTGGTTGAGCTCGATCGGATCTGCGCCGAGTCCAAAAAGCAGTAGCGTTTCATCTGAAGTCCGTGCGAGCCGGAACCGCCGTTCGGCTTCTGCGAACATACCATTCGCAGCATGCATATCCTTGCTGAGTTTTCTCGGATCTAGAAGGGGGTTATAAAGAATACGGACCGGCTCAGATCTGGTTTCCGGATCGTTAACTGCCATCGACTCGCGATTTTCCTCCGGCTCGGGGATTGGCTGACCGAGATCAACAGGCGCGACGTGTTTCTCGCGCAGTAATTCCTCAGGGATCACACCTGGTGCTAGCCTGTATATCGTGCCGTTTTCCGTTTTTTCGGACCTCAGCAGCCCGCGCTCGAAATAGCTGGGGAGAAATGGTTTTACTGCCGATGTGTCGGCCGCTATACACAGCTCTTTGGCTGTGGCGGAACCTTGCTTGATAAGCAGCTCGAGCATTATTCGAGCTTTGCCTGTTACGGGTTTCATAGACTGCTCCTTTTTTGTAAGTGGCTTAACATCCCTGATGGGTGCAGTATCGGGGGCTTGGTACTGCCGAAAGTTGGATTTCGTGATAATGCCGGTTGGCCAGAACATGAATTGCGTGCAGTCATTCCGGGTGACTTTGCATCGATTGATCTTCGCCGAACCATAGAGGCTATCCAGGACAAGTTGCACTCCAACTGCCGTCAACGTAGCCTTCATCGTCTCCACGAGCGTGTCGAATGACACGGGCTCCTGCCATGTCGCATTCTTGAGCAGCGCCATTATCTTTTCTTCGTCGGTCGTCATTATTCACCCCTGCACGATATTCGGATCCCGGCATCCGGCCGGGGCGGGCGGCTTTGAAAAGTGTGGGAGGGCACGCCGCTGGCGATGTTATTTATAGACCGCCACCTTCGGCTGGGCGGTGCCGCCTAGCTGATGCCGGCCTGCCGTTTACACTCCTGGAGCGCCTCGTACGTGGCGCTATATGTGAGTTCAAGCGCTGCCGCCATCTTTGGGACTGAAAGTCCTTTTGCATGCATCTCCAGTATCCTGGGCTTGAGGACTTCCACCTTCGCTAGAAACCGCTTTCTGGCGTACTGAATCGGCGCCTCCACCTGGTGCATTGCGCCGTGCATTTCCTGCAACAGTGTCAGCATGCTCGGGCGTAATGGGTGATAGGTATATGCGGTATGTTGAAGTGCCGCTTTGCCGTTAGTCATTTCTCTGCCACCATCCTGTCGTAGTGCGTGTCGATGGCGTAGATGCACATCAGCTCACCTGGTTCGCCGTCCGCTTCGGTATGGCCGCGGCCGACCAGCTGCTGCCCCTCCCCTGCCCTCGGGCATTGGCTGAATTCGGGCTTACGGTCCTGGTTGCCTATCCACCCGATCAAGGCAAGCACAGTGATAATTGCTGCCCAGGCCCATACGGTCATCGGATCATCGCTTTTTATCAATTTGTGTTCGGGCATGATCTACTCCTCATTGGAAAAAACGGTGGCGACGGTCTCATAGAGGTCGTCGATGGAACCGTTGTTGTGGATCGTGCAATCGCGCGGAAGCCACGCAACGCCCTGCTCGCTGATGTGCTGCAGGGCACTGCTGGCCAAGCCGGTATAAGCCAGGGTGGTACGATGGATGTGCCAGAGGGTGCCCTGCAGCCGCACGTACTCCGCTTCGTCTTCAAACCGGACGTCGCTCAGGACGACGCCGTTGATGTGCAGGCAAGGTGAGGCGCGGCGATATGCATCAACTTTTCGTGCTGCCAGCTGAACCCAAAGATCGGGTTTGATACAGTTGCGGCCCCACGTCGTGCCCAGGGTTTGCATGAGGTAGCGAGGGGATCTACCAAGCCAGGGTATGTAATCCTCCTTCCTGGTCCGATCGGACAGATCCTCATCGGTTAGGCCAAGCATCGCCTTCAGGCCTTCCCGCATTGCATCGGCAAAGGCCACCTGCACGAAGCCCTGGGTATCGCAGAGGAATCTCGCGACGGTATCCTTGCCGGATCCCGCTGGCCCCGTCAGCCCTATGAGCTTCATACAGCCTCCGCGGCTGTCTTAGCGGCCGGCATTTTGGCCGCTCGTTTGCTCGCGGCGCTAGCCGCCTGGATCGGGGTTGGCCCTTGGTCTTCGCCGTCCGGTTCGCCGGCGTGCGCAGCGGTTTTCGCGGCTTCCGGTTCTTCCGCGCACGCAACCTCTTCCTCTGCATGCGCAGCCGACGCGGGGTGGGTAGGTGTTTCGCCGGGATTGGAAGCGGGATCGATGCCGGCGGCGGAAAGGATGGCGTTGAACGTATCAAGATCTTCCGTCTCGCCCGGTTTCCAGTAAAAACCTGGTATGAGTCCACCATTCCTATCGGCGGTAACCGCGAACAATTCGATGAGTAGCCGCTCCTGGTCTTTCAGGAACATCTCCGAGATGAGTCCTTCCCATTCGGTTTCGTCCAGGGTGAACAGCCAGTCCTTTTCGCCTCGCGCGGAAAAAAACTGCATTGCGTCCTGCACGTCGAACTGCTCAAATAAATTTACGATCACCATTGGGAGCGTGGCCCTAAGTATTTTTCTGAGCACGTCTCCGCTTGCCAATTGCTGGTGCAAGGCAGCCAGCAGGGCGACACGCCGTTTCGCCTCGGCCTCCTGGGCAATTCTTCGTTCCGTTCGCTCTATTTCGTAAGGTGATAGCTCCCTCTCCTTTTCCGGTTCAAGCTGAATGCCCTTTTCATCAAGTAGCTTATGAGCGGCAACAACATCGACCAGGACAACGGGATCGCTTTCATCGTCGCGGATGACAGTACGTGTGGGCAACTCGTCGCCAAGCAAACTTTCCCACGATTCCTTCGCTCCCTCTGGCTTTGAATAAGGTAGCTTATAGTCCGGAGACAGCGGCTGCGACCATCGATTCGGCAGCAACTCGATCGCTGCTTCTCCCTGTATCGTGTCGGGCAGCGTTTTCAGGTGCGCGATGTGCGCCTGGCGCTTTGCCTGGAAGCAGACCGTATCCGTGCAGACGTCTGCACTTTTTATGTCCGGAAAGATTTCCCGCGAGTTGCCGCTAAGCTTCGGGCAATCAATGCAGCTGCCGGCGTCTGGAACAAGATCAGGATCGGTTTCGTCGAAGATCGCGTTTTCAAGATTCGTGGTGAACCGTCGCTGAATAGTCTCCGCGGCCGCGCGATATGACGGTAACTCTCCGGAGTAATTCGGTACCGTGATTGTCTTCACGGCCTCCATCTGCAGCTTTTCACCGGGAATGCGAGCGATTAACAAGGCGGTGCTCGCGGTCAGCTTGCCTTCGAAAAAGGCCTCGCGCCCCGCCTGGCACAGTTCGCACAGCTTGAGGCTGGCATACACGTAGGCCTTGCTCTTGCCGATCTTGCTGGCCAGCGTGGCAGCGGTGTATCCATTGGCGTCGAGCAGCTGGCGGAACCCTTCGGCTTCTTCCATAGGGTGCAGGTCGTTGCGGTGCAGATTTTCCAGGACCTGGAGCTCGAGCGCCTCGATGTCGGTCAGGTCGCGGATGGTGGCGGGAATGGTTTCGAGGCCTGCCTTCACGGCGGCGCGATAGCGGCATTCGCCGGCAACTATCTCGTATTTCATCCACGTCCCTGTGCATAGGCGCACCAAGATGGGCTGCAGGACGCCTACCTTGGCGACGCTCGCGGCCAGTTCAGCGATCATTTCGTCGGCGATGCGCTTGCGGGGATTGGTGGCTGATGGCGTGATCTCGTTCACTGGCAGCAGCGCCTGGTGCACCAGATCGGGGGATTGAATCAGGGTTTGCATTGTTCTTCTACGCCTCCATTGTTTAGTGCGGGTTACGGCGTTCCCGCGATCCCTCGATGGCTCCGGCCTGGCGTCCGGCTGGGGGACGGCCCTTTCGGGTGGTATCCACCGCACTCACCGGTGCTAGCCACACCAGAAATTCGTAACTTGTACGGCGGATGGGTGACAAGATAAGGTATACCTAATAAAAATGTCAAGCGCTATTATGAGGTGTACCTAATATTTCTGCTGGAAAAGGTAATGCAATGACGGGAACGAGAATGTTCCTACACTGCCTTACAAGAGAACGTGCAGTACTGGAA